CACATGCCCCGGAGCGCACGGGAGTAGTGCAGCAGCACGGTCGGGAAACTGTCCCGCGTCCAGTCCTCGTCGACGAGCGGGGTGGTGGTTCCCTTGATGAACAACACGTGCCTACCGGGAGACCCAGGCCCGTTCGCCAGCGTGATGACATCGAAGCAGCAGAGCCGCTCGTCGGACTCCTCGTCCTTGGTCCAGATGCCGCTGAAGTCGGACGAGGTCCCGGCCGGTGCATCATCGATGACTGTGGCCAGACCCTCCTCGGTGAACCAGGCGCGCAGCTCGGACCGGCTCGCATCGAACCGATGGATCAGGGTCTGCGGGCTACCGTAACGGCACTCATCCTGCGGGCAGGCCAGGTCCTCGGGCAGCACGCGTTCGTGCCGCACCCGTCCGAAGTCCTCGTCGGCGCTGACCTTGATCGCGCCCGTGCCGCACGTGAGAGCGTCGAGGGCCACGTACGCGCAGAGCTCGTGGATGTCCGCGTAGGGTTCCTGCCGCGTCGACCAGAGCCCGGCGATGAACCGGTCCGCCTTCTTGCTCTTGCGCTTGACTTTCCAGCTCGCGCCCGAGGTAACGAACTGGACCTTCGGCTGCTGGACTCCCGCAATCTTGGCCAGAGCGGTCGCCACAATGGCGCGCCCCACTGCCCAGCGGAGCTTGGTCTCGTCGTCGATTTGCGGGTCAGCCGCGTTGCCGTACGCGTACGGGCTCAGGCCGTCGAGCTCGCGTAGCTCGTAGCGGCTGACCGCGTCTCGGTACCGCTCGATCCGTTTGCCGTCGCGTTCGAACGTCTTGACGCAGAGGTCCTGGAGCGCGCCCAGCATCTCGGCGTCGTCGTCGAGGTCGTACCAAGGCTTGTTTCGCTCAGCCACCGGGGACCTCCTCGCGGAAAATGACGCTGGACCATGGGTAATGACGACGGCGGCCGCGCGTGGTGAGCACGAACACGCCGTCGGCGTCTATCCCCTCCACTCGCGCATGGTCGCCCAACGGGGCGAGGCCGGTGCTGTCCGGGAAGCGGAGCCAGACCTCCCAGTGGGTTGACTCTCGTTCAGGGACTCGCAAATCATCCTGCGGAACTGCCGACACTTGAACGTCAGCATGATCCCTATGACCAGACACAGGAACAGAACGATCATCTGGTGCCTTTGGTGTCGAGGGCTGAAACTTGCGGCTAGTGCGCATGGCTACTCCGTCGCTGGGCAGCCAACTGCCGCAGGTGCTGTTCGCGTTCGCGCTGCTCGAGCCGAGCCGCAAACTCAGGCGTCCCAGGCTTCGGCTCATCGCGGCGAGGGACGTACCGGTTCGGCGCGGCAACCGCTCCGTAGCGCATGGCGTCGAGCAGGTCGTGCCTGTAGCGGTCGTCGTGGTTCGTGCGCTTGTCGTTCCAGGTGACGGTCCGCAGCTGCCCGATCGTCTCCTGACACCGCTCAGTCGAGATCTTCAGCCGACCGCTTGTGAGCAGGCCGTCGACCCAACAGATCTGCCCCTCGGCGTTCAGTTTGTTCGCCGGCTCGACGCAGAGGCCATGCTCGTCGGACCAGTGCTGGACGAAAGCCTTACCGAGCCCGCCCGAGTCGGCCGTGATAAGCACCGGGCGATACCGCGCATGCCATCCGAGCAGATGGGCCGCCGCCGCTTCGGGGCCGAGGCCCGCCCGCGCGAACTCGTCGTCGACGTAGATCTCGGGGAGCCCCTCCTGCCAGCGCTCGAGCACCATGGCAAACTGGGCCACGACGCCCGGGTCAGCGCTGATCAAACACTTCCACGTGCCCATGTCGCGATCGAGCTTGCCCCACAGAGCATTGCGCCCGGAGTCGTAGTGGTAGCAGAGAGCGGTCGGGTCATCGCACCAAAGCCCGAGATACTCGCGCTGGAACTGCGGGGTTTCCCAGGTCCAACCGTTGTCGTCAAGCACCTTGCGGAAGTACTGGTCAGCGGGCGTGCGCAGGAAGGGGTTGTCGCGTGCGTCCCAGTGGTGGACGTGCCACTTCTTCTGCCCGTCTCCGGTTGAGACGCCGTACAGGTAGCCGCTCATGACCGCGCCCGGGCTCGACGCCAGCGCCATTTCACCGTCGAAGTCCATGAGCGCCGGTTGGACGCCCTCAACCACCAGCTCCTCCAGGTAGTCCACGAGGGCCATGGCCTCGTCGCCGCACCAGGCAACGAGCGGGGAACCACGGATAACGCGGATGTTCAGCCGGTTCGGGCAGCCATGGATCCAGGTCCTATGTCCGTTCGGCCAGCGCAGGTACAGCAGCCCGTCGCGTCGTTCCCAGCGAAGCGGCAGCCCAGCATCCTGAGCGATGAGCACGGCGGGCTCCAGGATCTCTCGCGCGCGGCCCATCGTCACCGCCGTGTAGGCCGACAGCCCGTGCGGGTACTGTGCGCCGACTCGTGCGAACCGACCGAGGATCCCCAGGCTCTTGCCGCCGCGCCGTCCAGAGATGGCCACGGCCGGCCCCCGGTCGAGCGCAAACGCTTTCTGCTTCGGGTGCATGCGGTCGACGAACCGGGTCATTGCGTAGGACGCCCGGTTCTCTCGCTCCCACTGCAGCACCCAGGGCTGGGCAAGCAGGCGCTTCTGGGCCGGGGTCAGCATGACGATCGCCAGGATGAGTCCAGCGAGGAAGCCGCGCGCAAAGTCATTCACGGCCAGCCCCCAAGTCGCGCAGGAAGCCATCGGGGTCGGTCAGGATCGAGCTCACGGCGATCATCTCAGCCCTTCTCCGTTCGAGCTTGCTCCGGTTCACGTGCTCCAGACGGAGCGCGTTGTGCTTCATCGCCCGACGGATCGCCCGACGGTCCCAGCGCTTGCTTCGAGCCGGCTCCGCAACTCTCCGTCCCATCAGGCTGCCCATCCTTCGGACAGTACTGCGCGGCCAGCATCTTGAGCACCTCCTCGGGCGGGATCCGTGCGAGCTCGGTCCCCTCGGAGTGATGCCCGAGCAGCAAGCCGTGGTAGCCCTGCAAGTCCCGATGACACCGGGCCGCAAGCTCCTCGTGCCGCGTCGCGAGAAATTCGACCTTCCAGAGCAGCTTTATGTTGTTGGCCTTCAGCAGCGCATCCGCTCTCGCGCGAAACATCTTCGCCCGGTCGAGGTGGCGGTACATCGCGCTCGCCAGCTCCTGCTCGTGCTCGCGGACCGTGTTCAGCAGCCAGCCCTTGGTCGTCTCGTCTTCCGCGATCTCGCACTGGACAGCCGCGCGGGCCGCTATCACGCACCGGCCGAACTCCGCCGTCGAGTCGCAATCCCCCGTAGCCTTCCAGTGCTCGCGTAGCTGCCTCTGTACAGTGACCGTCCAGCGACCGGATCGCATCAGTCGTGCGATGGTCGAGACGCGTGCTTGACGGCGCTCGTCCCTCACCTACCACGGCCGCCCTTTTTGCCCCCGCGCGACCCCTTGCCGGAACCCCGTCCGCCTCGACCGCCGCGTCCCTTGCCGTTGCTGCACATGGTGTTCGCTCCGGGTTGGTGGCCGGCCGGGTCGGAGCTCTTGGCCCTCTCGTGACCAGGCCGACTACTCTCCCAGGATGACACGACGTAGACCGGCGGTCCAGACCAAAAGTCTAGACCGGTGTACGAGACTCTGGCTCGTGGCTGGGTCCTGGCGTGGCCTGCTCCTTCAAGGGTTCCTCGCGAAGAATGCGCCAGCCCTTCCGGGAACACTCTTGCTTGGCCAGGTCGTACTGGAGCAAGGTCCCGCTCCCTGTCCTCAGCGTCTTCTCTTGGAATCCTTCTAGAGTCCGGATCCTCCATGCCCGCGATCCGCTCTGTTCAAGCCACACCTCCAGTGGGTCGTTCAGGACCCGGAAGCGAAGCGAACGCATATTGTCCAGGGCGTTCGTTAGGTCAGTGCCGAACCAGTGGACGCGCCCCGAACTGTCGTAGGCCTTCCAGGATCCGTCATCCCACCGGATCGAGCAGGTGCCCTCGGACTGTTCCGGCTCGGGTGCCGGCTCCTTCTGCCGTTCGGCCCAGTCGTTGAGCAGCAGGCAAATTATGAATTCGCCGTACTCCGTCAGGCTGGGCTTCGCGCCGTCCTCCAGACGCAGCAGGACCTCATCGCGATCGGTGTCTACCAGTGCCCACTGCTGGATCCCGCTGCTGAGTGCAGGGATCCTCTTCCAGTTGAATCTGCTCATGTTGAACTCCTGTAGTTCCAGGCCAAAGCAGCTTCGACCTTAGTCGCTCTGCGCGGCCCAAGGATGTTGCACGATCGACCGGAGCATTCGACGACCCCGTCTGGAACGTCAGGAATGAACCGCGCCGGTCCTCCGCAGAACGGGCACGGCAACAACTCTGGCGGCTCGGGGTCCGGGAGTTCGCCGGTCATCTCGACCCAAGCACCACCCCAGACAGATGGCCCTTCCGGTGGGACAGGTCTCACCTCACCGTACTTCCCGTCGTCGCGTACGAACACCCACAACTTCACTGCCTTTGCCATCGTTTCGCCTGCTTTCTGCGACATGCAAGCCTGCTGCCTACATCGTCGCCCTTTTCCTGATTCGTCACGTGCCAGCGACCACAGTCCCGGCACAGGTAGGGCCGGATGCGGAAACCGGCCTTTGCGTGAGCAGCCCTCGCCGCGTGTGCCGACTCGTAGGCCCGCTTGAAGCAGGTCACTGCCGGCACCCGTTGCCGTCGTCACACCCGGCATCAAACCACATCCGCAACCACTCCATGTCGATGACACCCAGCTCGCCGCAAATGAACTCCCCGGTGTCCTTCAGCTGCCAGATAGCATCACGCTTCAGCCACCGACAGAACACCACGCGAGGCCAAAACCAGAGCGTTCGAGGGGGCCCCACACGCTCAATCACCGAGCACATCCTTCCCTCGAACCACACTTCCGCAGCCCGTCCTTGTGCCTCGCCCGTCGCTCACGGAAGTACTTGGCGACGCAGGGCTTGCACCAGCAATGGAGCCCGTCCTTGTTCCTGGACGCCTCCGGATCCCGCGGTGAGAAGTCCGATCGCGGTTTCATCTGCCCGCACCGGACGCAAAGCCTGGTCTCGGTCACTTGGCACCCGCCTTCCGCTTCGCCGCGGCAACGTCGTTGTCGCTCACCTGCATGGCCGCCGAACGCCAGCACATCGCGTCGGCCGGGTCGTCTGACTTGGGGAGTCCGCACACTCGGCCGACCAAGTAGAGGCTCTGCTGGTACCAGTTCTGCGCCGACACCAAGTCTGTCGCTATCTCGATCCGGCCGTCCGGTGAGTAGTGAATAGCGTAGTCGTCGCACAGGCTGACCTCGATCCGCTCCGGGCAGCACGCGCCGTCGGTCCGCACGCACCAGGCCAGCCGCGCCCGCTCCGTCAGCTCTCGGTCATAGTCGGTCAGGGGACCGTGCTTCTCACCCATACCTACCATGTCCCCAAGAGCCTCGTAGTTGGGCGAGCAGCCGGACACGAGCCAGAGCAGTGTGAATAGGCCGACTATCCAGGCAGCGACGAGCAGGTACAGCCGAGCAACCTGACACCCTGGAACCACGCGCGCGCGAGTCGGTGGGCCGGTTATCTCGCCCGTCTGCCTATCGACTGGTGACAGTGGTTTTCCCGATGTTTTCACGATGGCACCTCACTTTTCCAGCATGAATACAGGCACAAATCTCAGTGGTTACAGCCTTTCCGGCCCATGTCCCAGCAGTGGCACCACTCGCCACAGGGAGGTTGGAGTGAGTGGTGAGTGGAGTCCCCCCCCTGTAAGGGGGGGACGATCCACTCGCCATCACACTCCGGCGCGAACCGGTTAGGGGACCGACCCGATCGAGCTCACCACTCATGCGTCACCACCTTCGTCTTCGGAGCACGGCAGCCAGAGCGTTGCGCGTTTCGGGCCGGCCACCCAGCGAATCTTGCGGGCGATCTGAAGGCGGTCGAGGGACTGTTGGAGCTGGGCTCCGCGTGAGTAGTCGAGGACCGCTGAGAGCTGACGGCAGCTGAGGTTGGGGTTGTCGGTGACGGCCTTGAGGACTCGGGCGTCGAGGGCGTTCAGGCGACGTTCGCGGATTTCCTCTTTGCTGGGCTCAGCCTCGGCCAGAATGAGCAGGCCAGCGTGGGTGTCGCCGTCCTCCTCGACGTCGACGAAACGCAGCGAGAAGGGCGCCTGGGCCCGTCCGTTGGTCCTCGCCTTTTCGTGGGTGACGCGGACCACGGTCTCGGCCTGGTCGTGTCGCTGTAGATCCAGGAGGAAGACGGAACTGGCCGCGTCGAAGATGGCGCTCGAGCCACGAAGCTTCTCACGGCCGTCCGAATCGTCGTGGGGTGATGACTTGCGGCCGTGGGTGATGATGACGACCGCACAGCCGGTCCGTTCGCTGATTCTGAAGCAGAGGTCGATGATGCGCCGGAAGTCGCTGGAGTTCTCATCGAGTCCCGGGGCCAGGGCACGGAGGCTGTCCAGGATCCACAGCGTCTTTCCTTCGCAGGCTCGGCACCAGTAGCTCTCTGCATTGGGGTCGGTGAGGTACGGGCCCAAGACCTCGAGTTCGAGCCGGTCCGGGAACAGTTCGGTTGGGTCGATTTGCATGCCAACGGCCAGGCGCTGGTAGCGTGCTCGGGTGAGTCGCGCGCCCTGCTCGTAGTCCGAGTGTAGGACAGGGCCGCACACCGCAGCGAAGGCGCCCCAGATTGGTTTCCCGCTGGCGACGGCGAGGGCCATGGCCTGGGCCGCAGACGTCTTCCCGCTGTAGCCGTAGCCGGCGAGCAGCGCGGGCGGGCCCGGGAGCAGGTCGAGCGACTGGCAGACCCACGGGGTTGGTGGCAGCGGTTCGAAGATGGCGCGCGCGTCGAGCCGGCTGGTTCGGGTCCGTGATGACTCGCCCAGCGCCTCGAGCCGGGACTGGATGCGAGAGCGCAGCTCGTCCGACTCGGTCTCGTCGGACAGGGCCGAGACCTCGGAGCTGAGCAGGCGTAGCTCGCGCCGTGACCAGAGCTCGCGGATCCGGGTGGCGTGCCGTGGCAGGTCCTTGGGCAGGACGTAGGGGGAGTCCAGGAGCTGGACGAGGTAGGCCGAGCCGCCGACTTGCTCGAGCCGGTGCCGATCGTGGAGCCAGCTGGCGACGCCGGGCAGGTCACGCGTTCCGTCGAGCTCGCGGCACGCGTTGAAGATCCATCGGTTGGCGTCCGAGTAGAAGTAGCGGGGCTCGAGCTCGACCGAGAGGGAGCTGTCGGAAAGCAGGGCACCGAGCACGGCACCTTCGGCGTCGAGGTCACTGGGTGGGACTCGTTCGTCTGGTTCGGTCACCAGGGCACCTCGTCTCGCACGCGCAGATCCTGTGGCCATTCGCGGGGGTCGTGGCTGATGATGCCTTCGACCTCGAGGGCCTTGACGTGCGCGGGCACATGAGCGTCACGGCACTGTTGCACAACCGAGCGGATCCAGGCGACGTCGCATGGTCGGCGCCTGGGACCCGTCTCTGGGCCGACGGCGACGAAGGCTGGCGCTACTCCGGCCCCGACATCGCCAGAAAAGTCGATGGGACCCAGCAACGGCTCGATGCTCAGCCAGTAGTGCGCAGCCGGTACCTGACGCAGGTGATCCCACCGAGCTTCGAGTGTCGGCTGATTTTCGGCGCTGATGCCGAGCCACGCATTCGGGAGAGGCCACGGACCGTCAGGGTCGGCGCAGCGCTTGCGATGCAACAGCCCATCTTCCGAATCGTACTGGAGCGCTCGGCTGCAACACTCCAGCAGGCTCTGCCCTGTTGGTTGCTGGTACTCCAGCCAATCGTGGAACCTCGCCATCCGCTCCGGCCGCTTCGTGAGCAGCAAGAACGTCAGGTGCTGGCACGCCGCCATGACACCGAAGACCGCGGCAATGAATTCGAATGGCACGCGCTCGTGGAACAAATCCCCCATGAATTGTACTGCTACCACAGCAGGCTTGCGCCAGTGAAGCGGCTGGCTCAGACGTTCCGGGAAGAGCACGACCTCGCCCGACCACCGCCCGTTGCGCGTGCTCGCGTCGCAATGTCTGTTCGCCATGCGTTCCGCCCAGCACCCGCCGCCAGACCTATCGCCGCATCCTGGCGAGACACGTGTGCAGCCGTGGGATAAATTCCATCGCCGAGCGGCGTTGAAGTAGTCAGCCATCATCGCACCCTTTCCCAAATCGCCTGGCGGTACTCGACGCCGTCGAAACACCCGGCCACAGATGCAGCACCGCTCAGCCATGTAGGTCTCCTGCAAATAGATCGCCGACCTTGGGGTCTCTCACCACGCAATACGGAGTTCCCGTGTGGCCACATGAGCACGTAGGGGCCATGAGCCCGCGCAGAGAGCCGCAGACGAACGGAATGGAGGTTGTGAGAGCCTCACCGCACTTGCTACACGGATGACTGAACGGCTCCAAGCCGTAGCGCGCTGCCCATCGCCTCACGTCAACACCAAAGATTCGCAAACACTTGTTGCGGTTGATCACGACGCGACCTCCTGATTACCCACGGCGCAACCTCCTGAGCCTGGCGCCCGAGAGCGTGGCGTAGGTGTTGACCCGGTCGGTGCGCGAACAGACCCACATGTCGGTTCCGGCACCGAACCGGCAGACGACAAACCAGTGGCCGCGGATGCGACCGGTGAGGTCAGGCACGGATACCATTCCACCTTTGAAAAGCAGACCCTGTTAAAAAGCAGACCCCTTTGAACAGCAGACCCCGGCCATTGCTCTTGGCCCACTCCGCACAGGAGCGGGTCTGTGGTCCCCGGTCGCACCTGATTCGCAACAGCAGATTGTCGGTGCACTCGAGTACCGGTTGCGAATTGTCCGGATCCACGCCCATCGCGTGGTAGTACTCGGCCGCGCACGCCAGGGCGTCCCCTGGGCTCTCGGCGACTAACCAGTCGGGGCCCAGCTTGTGGACGTGCAGGTCAGGCATCGGTCTCGTCCTCCTTGTCGTTATCTTCGTCCTCTGGAGCGAACTGCTCAGGCATGCATCGGCTGCACCCGTGACACTCCTGAAATCCTGTGTTCAGGCATCCTGGACAGACACCAGGATCGCCGTCTGGAAAACAGGCGCACAGCATGCACTCGCTGTAACCGCTGCCATCACAAGCCATCGGTCTTGTCCTCCTTCATGAGCTCGGCGAGGCGCTCATCCGTGATGCCGCGAAGCGATTCGGCCAACGCTTCCTTGGCAGCCTCGTACTCGATCTCGGAAGCGTCGTCATCCTCTGGTGTTGTCCGTATCCACGCACTGCGTGTCACCGCGAACGTCACTGCCGCCCGCAGCACCGCGGTCTCCTCTGGCGTGCGCAGGAGTGAGCGGAGGCGATCTTGCCAGGGATCCAGCTTCTCCAGTTCCTCCAGCGCATCCTCGCACCGACCAGTGCCTGCGCGCGAGGCTGCATAGACCACGACACTCAGCGCGTCGAGCAATTCGGGTCCGGTTGGGTCAACCATGGGCGTCTCCCTTCGACGGCACGTAGGCGGGGCCGATCTCGCGCCATAACCATTCGACAGTCCTACTACCAGGAACTCCCATGGCAGCGCGCAAACAGCGTCCTATGAGTTCTCCGTTCTCAATGGAGCAGACCTCTATTAGTCTCCCGTCCCTCACCTCCGGCGGCCACGGCTTCCACTCGCGCGAAGCCTCAAGGAACCGCATCCTGTCCCGTAGCTGCTGCTCGCTCTCGTACACCGGCCCAGCATCGTCGCGCATACGCTCGATCAGATCCTCGAGCTCAGCTACCTTTTCTTCTGCGGCCTGGCTAGCGTCGTGAAGCTCTTCGCTTCTCATGAGCAGTTGGCGCACGTCAGCCCGAGCAAGGGCCGCGTCAGCTGCAGATTCGTCGCGCTCGGACTCGAGCTCAGCGATTCGCAACGTCGCCCCGTCGAGTGCCGCCTCCAGCGCACGAATCGTGGCCGCCTTGCGCCGAAGCGCGGTGCGCAGGTCGTCGTGCCGGCGCCGGAGCAGTGTGGCGAGGGCTCGGCGGATCATATTGCACCCTCTTTCATTCCAACAAGCTCCTCGGTGGCATTCCACAACCGCCGCAGGGCTTCGCGTTCGTCGCGCACACTTTTTTGATTGTCGGAAACGAACGCTTTCCCATCCACCGATACCGCTGCACCCACACGAGCGACGGTTGCGTACCAGTCGCGCGCCGCCTGCAGAACCGCTTTCTGCTGGCGAGTCACGGCCGCCTCCGGAAGCACGGGCAGGTCTGGGGGCAGTCGCCACATGGAACCACGGACGCCATCAGCGGAGTGGCATCACAACGACCAGCGAATACTCCCGCCCGAAAATGCTCACATTCCTCCGCGTGGTCCCCAGGCCGCGCCTTGCCCCTGTCACGCTCGGCACGGATGGTACGGGACAGCTCCTCGAGCTCATCACGCACCGACCTCAGTTTGGTCCGTGTCTTCATGGCTGCGGCTCCTCCGCTTTCATGGCGGACTCGAATGCATCCACCGCGTGAATCCATGCACCCTGGAGCCGCAGCACCTTGGCCGCTGTTTCGTGGAATACGATTTCGGCTAGGATACGCCGCCCCTCGAACTCGACCGAATCACCTGAGCTTGGCAGTGCTCGCCTGGCCTCCAAGTGTTCGCGCAATGCAGCCAAATAGTCCACCAATAGCCGGCACACCTCGCGGGACTCGTAGCAGTCGAACTTGTCGTCTGGAATTCTACCTTGTCGCATGTCGTACCTCCTCGAGTAGTCGAAACACCATGGACACCCGTCGTCGTGCCCAGCCAGCCTTGCACCGGGCTAGGCCACTGTTCGCCGCGATGCCGCCTTCGACTGTGTGACAGCGCGCGAACCCGGAGCGGAAAGCACGGAGCGAGCACGAGGCCCCGGCAGCCCACCGCTCGACGTCGGTGCTCTCCTGGTCCCACGCGGCACGGCACCAGGCATGGACCTGCCATGGACCGGTAGCGCGCCCCTCGTCGCACCGGACACCGACCGGCATGTCCTGGCATCGCCCCTCTATCACTGCGCGCGCGAGCCGGGTCTCATCGTAGGCCTGCCGAGCGAGGTAGGCGCGTTCAAGCGGAGTACGCCCAATGCCACACACGACTGCGGCGACGGGACGGTACAGCTCGGTGCGCTGCTCGCCCGACTCGTGGGCGTCGAGGTACCACGGGGCCAGGGCCAGCCACGCGCGCAGGATGATGGAGATGCAGGTCACTTGGCACTCACCGAGGCAAAGCAGTCGCCCCTGAGCTCGCTCAGCCCCCAGTTGGCGCAGGTCATGGCGTCGCACAAGTCGTTGTCTGGGGCGAACGGGGCCCCGGCCGCTTTCCACGCAGAGACGACCTCGAGCTTGGCTTTGCCCTTCGCAGGCGCGTGACCGAGCAGGAGTCCGCGCGCGCTGCTCATGTTCGCGACGGTGACGACGAACCCATCACGGTACAGGTCCAGCTTGACAGCGCCGTGGAGTTCTCCGGCCGCATGAGAACCGTGCTCACCGAAGGCCGGGTTCTCCACATAGGCGTAGACACGCTCCATAGGATTGCGGAGAGAACGTAGCGGGGAGAGCATGGTGGTGATGCTGTCAAGTCTCCCGATTTGATCCATCGCGTTCCTGCTGGCTGGAGTGGCCGGCTCGATTACACCGGTGACGATCTGCCCCCAATCCCTGCGCCAGGACAGTGGCACCGCTACCCACGCGGTCCTGCGCAGGGACAGGTCGAGCCCCACGACCCAGGTCATTTCTGCACCAGGCGCAGGCGGGGATCCTCGCCCGGCTTCTCGCACCGTTCGATCGTCTCGTAGCCGATGAGCTCAGCGATCGCATCATCGACGTCCTTGACAGAAAATCGCGAGAGCTCGTTTGCGATGGCGTGATAGTTGCGCTCTATGCCATCGGACAGAAGGTAGCTAACGGCCGCCATCGCCGCGTCCAGCTGGTCATCGTCCAGCCCGTTGTGCAGTTGCCGTTCGTCGTCGCGCATGGGCCGCTCCTCGAGCTGCTCACCCGTGTCGACGCGGATCTCCGTCACCTTGCCGAGCCGGAAGTCGAAGCGACGTTCGCACGGAACGAGCCGGTACTCGCGCTTGTCTCGGACCGTTGCCAGCAGCGCGTCGGCCTCGTTCTGCAGCCGTTTCACCGTGGCTTTCGCGGTGGCGTCGGCTTCTTTCCTGGCCTCCTCCGCCTCGTGCGCTTCCTTCGACAGGTGAGCGGCCCTGTCCCCGACCCCGAGCAGCTCCTGTTCGGTGAGCAGCACGGGCAGCCGTTGCTGGAAGGGCTCGATCTTGAGGTCGGTCGGGAGCTTGTCGGCTTCCTTCATGCGTTTCGCCACTGCTCGTAGCTCCTCTGCGTCGGTGTTGATCACGGGCACTTGTTGCTTTTTGCGTCTCGTTGCCATGTCTTCTCCAGTCTCTTCCAGTCGTCTCCGTAGAGCAGAGAGAGTAGGGGGATGTGCAGTGCGCGCGCCATGGCCATGGCCACGGTGACCGACGGGTCCGTGCCGCGCTCGATCATCTTCTGCACTGACGTTGGATGCAGTCCGCAGGCCCGCGAGAGGTCGAACCGGGTCAGCCCCCGTGCTTCTCGGGCCTGCTCCACTCGTTTGAGGAAATCGTTCACGGTTCTGAGGAGTACCAGACTGGGCAGGGGCGCGCAAGACAATTGTCTTGACTGACCCCAAACACCATGGCAGGCTCCCTGTCAACCCCGAAAGGAACCCCAGATGCCAGTCTACGAAAACCTGAGTTATTCCGCGTATGAGGAACTCCCCGGGATCCGCTCCGGGGACCTACGAGCGATCCGACAGAGCCCGCGCCACTACCGGCTGAGGGAGGCGCACGACAACGACGGAATGCGTGTGGGTAGGATAGTGCACGACGTCGTTGCCGGTGCCGACCTCGAGTCCTGCTGCTCGGTTTGGCGTGGCGGGGTTCGGCGAGGGAAGCAGTGGGAGTCCTTCGTCGCCGCAGAGTCGGAGCCGATCATCACCGAGGCGCAGGAGCAGTCCATCCGGTGCATGGTCAACGCGCTGCAGGAGCATGACGTCGCCCGGGAGCTGCTCAGTCGGCCGGCGCGCAAGGAGCTAGTCGTCACGTGGGAGGAGGACGGACTACCAGCCAAGGCCCGTCTCGATTCCCTGACCGACGACGGCGTGATCCTCGAGCTGAAAACCGATGGGAAGGGCATCGATGAACGACGGTTCGCGCAACGGATGGTCGAGCTCGGGTATCATCTCCAGTTCGCCTGGTACCAGTACGGGCTGGTATCGGCGCAGGGACTGATCGCACCAGTGACAGTCGTGGCCGTCGAGCAGAACTGGCCACACGACGTCGCGGTCTACGACATCGGCGAGGACACGATCCGGGCCGGGCTCGACGAGTGCCGCGAAGCACTGGCCACGCTCAAGCACTGCCAAAAAACAGGACGCTGGCCCGGCGCGCACCCGGGAGTAGGAACGATCGAACTACCTCCCTGGTACTGGAAGCAGGCCGAGCAGGACGCGGGGCCAGGCCTGAACCTGCAGGGGGTGCGCCGTGGCAAGTGACCGACGCAGGCCCAAGACGTGGGACGACCTCTATCACAAGCGATTCCTGAACGCGGAAAGCTTCCAGGGCAAGAAGGTGACCTTGACCATCACAGACCTGTACGTGGACGAGCTACCGGACGACAGCGGCAAGATGGAGGACCACGGGCTGTTGAACTTCAAGGAGACGAAACGAGAGATGAAGATCAACTACACGAACGGGACCTGCATGCGTCTGATGTTCGGTATCGACGACCCTACGAAGCTCATCGGTCACCGGGTCACGTTCTACCCGACAAGCGTGCCGTTCGGGAAGGAGATGAAGCTCGGGATCCGAGTGTGGGGCAGCCCCGAGCTCGAGCATGACATGGTCGTAGAGGTACCGATGCCGCGCCGGAAACGTCCCGAGCGCCACACCATGCACGCCGTGCGCAAGGGCCAGCAGCAGGCACAGGAGACGGAAACCAAACACGAGCCAGAGCCCGAGCCAGAACAGCACGGGGACGCATGGGAGGGACCGGACGATGGGTGATCCTACAGGACCCGAACTGCTCGACGCGCTCAGTGTCGTGGTCTACGCGGCATCACGTGCAGGGACGTCTCGGTGTGAGGATGCACTGGAGGAACTCGAGAAGCTGGATCCCTGGCAAGAGCGTCTCCGCTCCCTCCTGTGCACGCCCGAGGAGACCGACATTCTACGCGCCGCACGACTGTACGGTGTTGCTGCCAGGGCACTCGAGCGAGACGCTACCTGTACCGAGGGGACAATCAACACGCCGCTACTCCGTCAACAGCGCAGCGAACGGTGGCGCGAGTTGATGGCCGCGCTTGAGGGATCACTCGAACCCGGAGCGCCTGTGTTCTCCTGCTCGTGCCCATGTTGCGGTGCCACGCTCGAGGTTGAGTGCGGTGACGCACCAGGCACCCTGGGTGTGTGTGGCGAGCTCACGAAGGAGGACAAGACCAATGCCTGACCCAGGACAAGGACTGGTCGACCTCATGGTGCGTCGCCTGCGCCGGGGACGGGTGCCGCCCAACGCCAACCACCTGGAGGGCCACCGGTACGGGCAGTGGCTCGTCGTGGGTCTGGCCGGGTCCGGCTACGGCAACGGCGAGCGGGTCTGGAGGTGCGAGAGCCAGACCCGGCCCGGGGTCGTGCGCGTCATGACCGCGGGCAAGCTCAGGCTCTGTGCAGCCCGAGCAGTGCGAGCTGACAGGACATGGCCAGCGCAATCTCCACATGAGCCGGCTGAATGAACCCCACCTCAGTCCACAGATGGCCACACCTGACGCAGCAGCACCGGCACAGCCACACATCTGCCTCTGCCCAGGACTCGAGACGGCGCACGGCGGCATGGTGTCCACAACACTGCTCGGAGTCGGGGCGGCGGCGCCAGCGGCTCACAACGACACCCTCGGCAACGGAAGCGGTTCCAGGATCTGCGCAGCCCCAGCACGGTCCGGCGGCGGGAGAGTCAGGGTACCGAGCCCCGCCCGACCTTCGCACACCCAGCACAGCCGCTCAGGCGTGTCGACGATTCGGCCACAGCCTGGGCACGTGTACGTGGTTCGGAGCGGTCCCGAGTCTGGCCAGGAGGCGACCGAACGACCGAGACGGGCCTCGAGCTCGGAGCGGGTCAGATGTTGTCGTTTCTGGTACGACAACGGATACAGCCTGCCGCCGTATTTGATGAGCCAGGCGCGCAACCGGTCGTCAACCGCTGTGCCCTGTAGGTCCTTGTCTGTCAGACGCACACCAGACAGCCGCACCGGGCCATCACTGTAGCTCGATTGGACGATGTCCAGAGCCTCGCGCGTCGAGTAGCCATGCTCCCGCAGCATCGCAACTCTCGGGAGTGATACCGGGTGTTGATGTTTCATGGCGCCACCTCCAGCCCCAAAGCGCGCACGGCCCGCTCCGGTCCCAGGTGCATGGCCGCCGCGAGCCTGCGCCCGATCTGCAGCGCGTACTCGTCGGGCGTGAGGGGGATCGCGTACCGGTCCAGCTGCTCGACGATGGCCAGCGCGACGTCCTGGTGCTGGTGACACCACTGGTCCAGTGCGGCATCGGCCTGGCACGCGAGCGCGAATCCTGATTCGGCGTTTGGGCTGAGCATCATTATTTGTCCCTTTTCAACGAGAACATCGGACCCATGAACCTGCTGCGGAAACGCCGCCTGCGACGAGCCATGTCGGCCCGTTCCTCGTCGGTCACGTACTGTCCCACGGACGGACACTGCTCTCGGCATTTCTGGGCTATCTCCAGTTTCTGGGGAACGACACCCATACTGCGACGCCTGTGTGCGGACATTGTTGTTTCCTGACGCCTCAAGCCCGCCGGGCCGAAACCGAGCGGGCTGGAGGCTACCGTGTCGGATCAGAACAGGTCCGGACGCGCCTCGACGAATGACTCTAGCGCTGAGTTCCAGTCCGCCTCTGACGGCTCTTCGGCTCCGGGCCACTGGCCGATGTGCTGCCGGGCAACGAAGTCCGACTCGGGACGGCCGGTCTGATCTGCCAGAATCGGAATAAACTCAGACAGGTCGCCGAGGTCACCTTTGAACTCCGGGCCGATCATCTCTGCGTCGATTTGGTACTGAGTGGTCATTTTCGTGTCTCCTTGCCCAAGTACATTTGCATGGCCCGTGCCAAGCGCGCTCAGACACTCGAACACGCCCGTCCGAATACGGATCCGCGTTGTTTCGTGGCCCGTCTACGCAAAGAGTTGCAACCGACCGCGCAAACGCTGTTACCAGCCCCCGGACACTTGTCCGCCTACCGGACACTTGTCTGCGGACACTTGTCCGGGTGCCCACCTGTACCGACGCGGTTTCGGGCACTTACGAGAGCAGGCGTCCGGGCTGTCCGTGGCACGGGCCATGCAGTAGTCACTGTCCAGGAGACGCAAGATGAAGACCATGACCCACGAAGCAGCATCCCTGGCCCTGGTAGTCGAGCTCCCCAACGTTGCCGAGCGCGACGCACTGATCGGGTACCTGTACAGCGAGTCGACGGACATTGAGGAGAACCCGGGTGTACCGGGCCGTTCGCTCGAGCGCCTGTACCGGTCGGCCGCGATCGAGTTCGGAGTCCGGTCGGAAATCTGCCGCGGGATCATCGAAGGCGAGTGAGGAGAACATGCTCATCACCAGCAAATACGACGGGAACTGCACGACCTGCGGAGGAGCGATCCGAGCGGGCGACCGGGTCAGTTGGACGAAAGGCGTGCGCGGTGTCAAGCACGCGTCCTGCTCTGAGGAGGGCCGTGCGGCGCAGGCGGCTACGGTCGCGAGCCGGGCCACGGACGCTGACCTGGAGATCCCGCTCCCAGACGGGTGCGAGCTGTACCCGTACCAGAGGGCCGGTGTTGCGTACATGGCGGCTCGTGCCGGCGTGGTCCAGGGCGACGAAATGGGCCTAGGGAAGACCGTCCAGGTACTCGCCGCGGTCAACGTCCTGCGGCTCGAACGCGTGCTGGTGATCTGCCCAAAGAGCCTGGCGTCGAACTGGGTGCGAGAGGGTCTGAAGTGGCTCGTCTCGCCGTCCGTGTCCAGGACCCCGGACTTCTCGGGGGGACTCGTGGTGGTGACCTACGAGGAAGCCAAGAAGTTCGCCGAGACGCTGGCCCTCAAACAGTGGAACGCGGTCGTCGTCGACGAGGCGCACCTGGTCAAGAACCCGACGGCCCAGCGCTCGAAGGTCGTCTACGCCCTGGCTTCGAAGTGTCCCAGGCGCTGGCTCTTGACCGGGACCCCGATCCCGAACAAGCCGATCGAACTGTTCCAGCTCGTGGCGTTGGCCGGACCCGACGAATGGAACCCGGGCGGCAAGGGGTTTTTTCGGTTCGCCCGCAGGTACTGTGACGCGCACCAGGAGACGGTAGCGCGCAACAAGACCGTCTGGATCTTTGACGGAGCCTCGAACCTAGACGAGCTCCAGGAACGGCTCAGGTACACAGTCATGATCCGGCGGCTGAAGGCGGACGTGCTCGCGGACCTGCCCCCGAAGGTGCGCCAGGTCATCGAACTGCCCGCGAACGGTGCCAAGGCCGCGCTCCGGGCCGAGCAGAAGCTGGTCCAGCAAACGCTTGGGGCGCCCACGGACTGGGCCGAGGCCGTGCGACAGCTGCAGGCGACCGATCCGGTGGCGTTCTCGGAGCTGGCCCGGATCCGGGCTGAGACCGCGCTCGCCAAGGCCCCGGCTGTGGTCGAGCACGTGAGGATGGCCTTGGAGGGTGGTGTGCACAAGCTGCTGCTCTGGGCCCATCACCACGCCGTCATCGACGCCCTGGTCGAGGGGCTGTCCGAGTACTCGCCGGTAGAACTCACGGGCAGGACCAGCTCCGAGGACCGTCAGGCGGCCGTGGACAGGTTCCAATCAGATTCGACCTGCCGCGTGTTCGTGGGCTCGATCCAGGCCGGGGGCGTGGGGTTGACCCTGACCGCGGCCTCGCTGGTGCTGTTCGCGGAATCGTCCTGGGTCCCGGCCGAAAACACCCAAGCCGAGGACCGGGCGCACCGGATCGGCCAGCGTGACACGGTGACGGTTCAGCACCTGGCGCTTGAGGGGTCGCTGGATGCCCATGTCCTGCAGACGGTCCTGGCCAAGCAGGAGATCGCGGACCTGGGGCTCGATCGCGAAACGAACCCCCCTGTTCATGAAACGAACCCCCCTGTTCATGAAACGAACCCCCCTGTTCATGAAACAGGAAGCCCCGTTCATGAAACAACACACTCCGGGGGCCGGGACAGGACCGGCACGTCTCCTCGCCGCGAACCTGGACTGGCCCCCGACTGAACCACACAACCGATGAGGTAGGAAGATGAAGATCCAGACACGTATTGCAACCCCACCGTCTAGGGCACCGTACCCGCAGCTTAGTATCATATGCAAGGCGATGTGTGATCTCACCCATTACAGTACTGATGAAGCGGAATTCCGCACGTACTCTGGCACCCCCGACGAGCTCGAGGTCGCGGCCCAGGCCCTGCTCGACCTGGCCCACGCACTGAGAACGGAACTGGCCGCGTACGAGGAGCGCAAGGGACAGGCGCAGAAACCTGAGGAGGTGCAGCCATGAACTTCCTAGGCCGCGACCCGCCCACGTACGACGACGACGAACCGGACGGCGACGAGCCCGAGGACGAACTCTGTCAGCAGTGCAACGGGTCCGGCGAGGGATACGTGGACGGATCACGGTGCCTCGCATGCCGAGGGTCGGGCGTGACGCGTCACAAGGAAGACGACGATGCGCCCGACGGGTATGGAGAGCACGTGTCCTGTGGGTTCTTGGTGCTGGTGCCGAGAGGAGGTGTGCCGTGGTGGTGAGCAGGGTTGAGGAACTGGCCAACAAGATCCTGGACTGCGGCTATGAGTGCGAGGCAGGACCGCTCGCGAACAATTCCGATTTCCAGGAGCTCATTGCCACCCTGGCCCAGCGCGACAAGTGGATCGCGGATCTGGAACTGGACGTGCGTCAGTTCCATGCTGCCTTCAAATCCGCCCGCGCCGAGGTCCCGGAGTGGTGCGAGAAGATGATCCGCGATCTGCGCAGGGGAATAGCTGTGCACCTGGTTCTGGATGACATACCAAAAGACCAGCTCCGCGCTTGCGGAATCGAGGCGCCATGAGCATGTGCGAGAAATGCTGGGCTGACGCCGCTCGCGCCGCAGGGCCAGACGCTGAGTGGTGCCCGGTCTGTTGCCGCAAGACGCTGCACCAGCACACTGGCCAGTGCATGACGCACGCCTGCACGTAGCCGCTCACCGTACCGACAGTGCGGCACCGAGCTGAGCGGGGCACGTCGTGCAGTCAGTGCGGATTTCTACCCGCGCGGCCTCCAGCTGGTACCACCCAGTGACCGCCGCCGCGATGACCGCACCGAGGACACCGAGCACGGCAACCAGGGTCGCATTCCCTGAGCGGCGCAATCCTCGGAGAAACGTCTCGATCGAGAGCAGTCTGTCTGCGTGGTCATCACAGCGGGACATGGTGGCTCCTAGAGTAGTGGTTGGATGGGATAGAACACGTGCGGGTGCGTTGGAGCGCCCGAGAGTGCCACGACTCCCCCTTTGCCGTTCCCGTTCACGAGCTCGAGCGGGTCAGTGCGGACCACGACCGCGTGGTGTTGGTAGGGCTGGTCCACGTAGCACATGTCCCCGAGTTCAGGAGTGTGCCGCGGCGGGGCCAGGTGCCAGAGGAACCCAGACCGGTTGTACTGGTTCAGCCACTCGAAGTCCCAGGTCCACGAGCACAGTCCGGCCTCCCGCAGGATCGAGAGGGCAAACGCTCCGCACCAGGACGTGGGATACGGCTTGGCCACTCCACATCGCGCCCAGAAGGTGTCCTCGTCCGAGCGCCCCAGGTACGACCGCGCCAGCGCCGCGACGTACTGACGGGCCTCGGCTGGGGTCCTGGACTGTGGCGGAGCCGTGACTAGCTCGAGGTCGCCCAGCAGCCGGTCCACGTCGAGTCCGGTGATGGTACGGCCCACGGAATTGAGCCAGTCGTTGGTCACTACGGCGTAGGCCTCGTAGCAGTAGGTCCTGCGAAACGGCAACGTGTAGGGCTGGAGCTGTCCCCACGTGACGAGCTGCCCGTCGTGCTCCCGGTCCGGATCCATGCCGAATTCCGCGTCGCACACCGCGTGTCGCCCCCACGACGCCGGGGCACCATCTCCCGTGGTCGAGACCAGGTCCCAGAC